TTTATCATCCATTATATTCATAAAATCATCCTCATCCATCTCAGATAGCTTAGAAAGACTTAATTCTGATCTTAAGGGATTAATATCATCCTTCATCTCACTATTTCTCTTGTATCTCATTTGTCTGTGCATCTTTGAAATCCCTACGACGGAGTCTTCAACATTATTNCGATCGNGANAAACAAGCCTTNGTGCAGCCTTGGGGTCCGGAACACCTCGCCTCCGTCTTTTTCTCTTTTCAATTTCCTTTTTAAGCCTTTCCTCGTGAGTTAGTGGCTCATCTGGCTTATTCTCGTCTTCATCTTCATCATCAATAGAATCAGACTCTCTAAGAACACCAGTTAATTTATCAACTGTATTTTGTGCCATTATTGGAGATGCTTCATTTTCTATAGACAGAGAGCTTAGATCTATCTCATCTGACTCTATCACGTTATCTCCTGCGATTAAATCAAGATTTTGACTATTTCTATCATCGCCTGCTAACTCTGTTGCAGGTGCCTCTTCTTCCCCTCCAGGAGTTTCAGCTGGCATCTCGGGTGTGCCTCCTCCCAGCTCTTCACCAAGTGATGCTTCGCCTGGCATCTGTACTGATTCTACTTCTAAGTCTTTTTCCTTGTCATCAATTCTACCCAAAAGTATTAACTTCATATCCTCTTTTGTCATATTGAATATATTTTTACGAATCCACGTTCTATCAACTAGACCTTCAACCTGTGCAGCTGATCCCGCAATTTCAAATCGAGACCTATATAGCTCAAGCTTTTGCTGCTGTGCAACTGTAGACGGATTCGATAGCTGTAGTATAAAATCTAGCAAATCTTCTCCTTCAAATCCGTTACAAAATAGGTGAATTATAGCGATTTTATTAAGCTCTGCAACAATCGTTCGTTGTATTCTTGCAATTGTTCTTGAAAATCTGATATCCTCTTGAGATAGCGTTGCTTTCGCTCCGAGGCCTTCATCATAACCAAGATATGCCTTTGGTATCTTGAGCGCAGCAAAGAGCTTCTTCTGAATATACTCTACATCTTCAATTGCTGTTGCATTCGCTCCTCCGGCTAGAGTATCAATCTTAGTTCCTGACTCACCACCTCTAACAGGCAGATAATAGTCTTCATCAACTGATAGCGGATTGTATCTCAAATCTACTCTTCCTGAATCTTTATCGACAACTGCGGATTTCTTAAGTGTGGATTGAACCTGCTCCATGTAGTTGGGAATGTCCTCAGGAGGAACATTACCTACATCGACATAAAACACTCGTCTCTCTGGTGATCGAACAACTCTGTACACGAGCATAGCATCCTCAACAAGTATAAGCTGTCTCCAAATTCTTCGAGCAGACTCTAATACTGATGTGCCATATGGGAGAAATGCATCATTAGCAAGAACTCTCATGTGTGTGACCTGCCAATTTTCTAGAACCTGATTTCCCTGCGTGACCCATCTAAATCTAACAGCCATTGGATCATTAGGATCATACCCCTCCTCTCGTTCCACTTCATTGACAGGCATAGGATAAGCATTGATGACGCCATGCTCGGGACTCACATCATTAAAAAGAAAAAAGTCTCCGTACTTGCAAAGAGTTCTTACCCAGGCAGTTAGATTGAATTCTATATTGAGTGTATCATAGAAAAGCTCATTAAGTATTTTTTTAATAGCTGGATTTTCTGAATGAACATGTAGCACATTTCCCTGTTCATCTGCTGCAACAGATTCCTCAGAGTAAATGTCAAGAGCTGAACTGATCTCAGGCGTGTACTCCATTTCACTAAAGTCACTATACCTTGCCATCCTGTCATAAGTTCCGTATGCTGACATTGCTGTGCTATAGACATGGCTCTGATTTTTTCTAAAGAGTTCAAAAGCAGAAGACCTTCCCGGGCCCTTATCAAAGTCCTTGATGCGTCGCTTAATTACAGGTCCGCTTCTAAACAGCAGTGTTAGTCGTCTGAATAGGCCGTCTGGATTCTTATCTGCCATTTAAATTCCTATTTGTCTTTGTATACCCAATCCCACTCAGATAAAATATTAAGCTTTTTATTCCACTCTCCCTTGAGAGAGCTTCGCTTGAAATCATCTGGTTGTAGCTTTGGATCCCTTGTCTGCGAACTATGAGGTCTTCCCTCAGTTATTGCTCCAGGCATGTCATCATACGTATTTCGTGTCATCTTCATCGCATCGAGCATTGCCTGGTTGATTCCCTTTGTATTTTTGCTATACTCAGCTGATGCATCATACAGCCACATTCCTATAGCCATGCTTATGACAAGATCATCATTGTATCCCTTCATTGCTTGGGCCCTATTTCCTTTCCAGATAAATGTTTTTAATTCATCATAAAATCTTGTTGAATATACCTTTATCTGCTTGTTTCTTATCACCTCTTCCAGCTTGGATAAAATTATATTTCTTGTCTTTCCAGTTGTTGTGAATCCTCCGATATCTGAATCATTGGAAGGTATATAGTTTCCAATAAAAACTGCCTTTCTCTTTTTGTGATAAAGATTTGGATATTGCATCTCTTTTAACTTTAAAACTGTTGCATATCCGTAGCTATTATTTTCTGGGCACAACAATGCTTTATTATATCTGAGTCCAAATTCGTGTAAAAGCTCAGCAAATCGATCTGGCGGTATTTTTCCTTTATACTCTGCAACACATTCACCCTCTGTGATATCAATCACATGAAATGTTGAAAAGTCCTTTGAATCTCCTCTAGCTATATCTGCAGGTATCACATACTGGTGTTCTGTGAGTGGATATTTCCATATCCACACATTCATATCTGGCCCTGCTCTTTCTTTTGGTGGGATGGCTTCTAGCCTTAGCCACTCTATTTCGTCATCTGATAAAAATGTCTCACCTGAGGATGCGAAGTCACAAAGATATTCCTGTGAGATCTGTCTTGCTGATAGATTTTTAGTTGTCTTTTTGAACCATTCATCATCTCTCTCAGGGTGAACATTCCACGGCAATCGTATTGCTTTAAATTCATTTAAGCCCGCCTCAGCATCTGTATAAAGCTTGTAGTACTGTCCCCCTACACCGTTTGGTGTTGAGAGTATTATCACACGTCCACCTGTAGAAATTGTGGGGTATAGGCCCATCCATAGATCATCAAAATTTCTAACAAATGCCGCCTCATCAATAATAAGAAGTGAAAGTGCTTCAGATCTTCCTGCATCTTCAGATGTTGGTATTGCCTTAATTGAAGATCCGTGACTAAACTCTATTAGTTGTTTATTATTTGTTGTGATCTCTGGCAGGAAAAGCCATTTGGGCAAGCTTCTAACCATCGTCTTGACTTTTGTTATAAAGTTCTGTGCGACACTTAGCTTTGTTGCAATAATAAGAATGTTCTTATCTTTTTGGAATAATGCCAGCCACACAGAGTACGCTGCAACTAGTGTTGACATTCCAAGCTGGCGAGATTTAAGGATTATTGAAAATCTATCATCAAGAAATGTTTCGATGCATGTATCCTGAAAGCCGTATGTGTCAAACTTTATTAATCCGCGTACAGGATGTTGTATCTTTAAGTAGCTATTAAAGAAATAGTGTGGATCCTTTCCGCACTTTACTATTTCCTTTATTTGATTTGACTTGTTGATTTTTGCCATCATTCACAACTGTACCTAGTCATCCTTCTATAGTAGGCAATTTTTCTAGGTGTATATGGCGATGTTGTTATCATTTCAACTGTATCATCAGAGTTGAGTTCTTTTATCTTTAATCCTCGACCAGCATCTGTCTTGAATTCACTCTTAAGATTTTTTAAATATTGCTTTGTAAGTTTGACTGACTCATCTTCACAAACACTTACCTGATCTCTTAGGTTTCTCTCTGACGCAAGATTTACAACCGTGGTGTATTGTAGTGTCAGAATATCTCCCTGGAGAGAGCCTTTAATTGACATTGTTGGAGATACAGCGGTTGAGCTTTTTCCGTAAGTGTCATTTAAAATTTGTCCTAGAACGTTATTTTCTTCAAAGTTAAGCATGTTGTCACCCAATATAAGTATTTATGAAATTTAAATTTGAAAATTTGGAGATATCTGTTTTCTTATACCAATTTCAGAACTTATTTCATTATCTGACGGTCTCCAGCCATTTTTCCACTCATCTTTTCTGCACTCAGCCCATTTTGTTCCACAATCAGCACAACAGTCATACAATAAAAAGAAGCTGTCATCTCTGGCACTATTCATAGCAAAATTACAAATCGGACAGAATAAAGGAGTATGATTATTAATAGTAATAGATGACTTTATTACAACAATATTATCATCAATGTAATTATATGTTTTGTCATTTTTATTATCTACTGTCCTATTCATGCATCACCTTGGCATCCTTCTCATTCTTAAATATTTCAATTGAATTATCTACAGCATCCTTAATTGCATCGACATGAGAAATTATAATAATGTTTTTAAACCACTTCTTTAATGACTCGAGAAGACGACTACACGCTTCTATATTTGTCTCATCAAGTGATCCAAATCCCTCATCTATTATTAGCATGTTTGTCTTTGGCAATGATGAGACGTTGATTAGAGCAACCCTAATTGC